TCCCCGCTTACCTTATTAAAGGATTAGGAGCAGTAAACGTTTCTCAAGGAACAATACCTTTAAACCATATTAATATCCAAAGATATGTAAAAGGTAAAACTACTTGGGGTACTATAGCATTAACATTATTTGATGCTATTACTCCTTCTGGAGCCCAATCAGTAATGGAATGGGTAAGATTACATCATGAATCTGTAACAGGTAGAGATGGTTACTCAGATTTCTATAAAAAAGACTTAACAGTAAATGTTTTAGGTCCTGTAGGTGATGTAGTTTCTGAATGGATTATTAAAGGTGCTTTAATTACTGAAGCTACTTTTGGTGATTACAACTATGATGCTGAGGGTGCTATTGAAATTTCAATGACAGTGCAACCCGATTACTGTGTGTTGAATTTCTAATACAAGTCAAATATTATAAAAAGAAAGGCGTACTTCGGTACGCCTTCCTTATTTTCTATATATTTATATCAAACAAATAGTTATTTTAAATGGCACTTGATAATTTAAAGTTACCTACAGAAACTGTAGAATTACCTTCAAAAGGTCTTTTATATTCAAAAGACAATCCCCTTTCTTCCGGAACTATAGAAATGAAGTATATGACTGCTAAGGAAGAAGACATCTTAACTAATGCAGCTTATATTAAAAACGGAACTGTAATTGATAAACTACTTAAATCAATGATAGTTTCTAAGATCAATTATGATGATCTTTTAATTGGGGATAAAAATGCTATTTTGGTAGCAGCTCGTATATTAGGGTATGGTAAAGATTATGAATTCACTATTGGTGATACAACTCACACACTTGATCTAACCCAGATAGAAAATAAAGAAATGGATGAATCTTTATTTGAATCAGGTAAAAATGAATTTAGTTATACTTTACCTCATACTGATACTAATATAACTTTTAGATTGTTAACTCATGGTGATGAGAAAAAAATCCAAAAAGAAATAGCAGGCATTAAAAAATTAAATAACTCTAATCCTGAGGGATCTACTAGATTAAAATACATTATTACCTCAGTTGCAGATAGTAGAGAACCTAAAGATATAAGGGAGTTTGTAGATAATTATCTCCTAGCAAAAGATGCTAGAGAATTTAGAAAGCATGTTCTTGAAGTTCAACCCGACGTTGATTTAACTTTTTTTCCCGATGATGGGGGAGAAGCTGTTGCCATCCCAATTGGTGCAAGCTTTTTTTATCCTGACCTCGACTAACGCTGCTCAAATTCGAAAAAATTTATTTACCCAAATCCATGAAATAGTGTTTCATGGGCAGGGGGGATACGATTGGGAAACGGTATACAATATGCCTTTATGGCTTCGTAGATTTACTTTTGATAAAATTAGAGAATTTTACGATAATAAAGCTAAGGCAGCAGAAAAATCTCAACCTAAAATCCCAGGACAAACTACTGTTATAGATTCTACAGGTAAAGTTAAAGCACCTGAACATTTAAAGCGTCCTACATATCGATAAAAGCTTAATTTTTAAATATTTATTGATATGGCTGTAGGCGACGACTTAAGGAATGCTAACGAACAAGCAGAAAG